TATGTAGTGAAAGAACAGACAAAAAGTTGTTCAGATCATATACACCAAACTCTTTTGGAATTTCTTCAGAGACAACAGCCTCAGCAAGAATATTCTTATGAGTAGAAATGGTACGAATTGTTTTGCCCGGTTTAAACAGAATGCCTTGATTAATGCTGGCAAAGTTTTTCAATACAGACAGAGTTTCATTTGAAAGTTTCATGATTTATTTCCTCGTCAAGTCATGATTATGTAAGGCCATTATAGCATAGTGTACAACTTTTAGCAAGTCATCTCGGTTATAGCCGTTCTTTTTGCCGTAACGCTGTGCATACTTCATGATGTTTCCAATAAAGAATCCCTCACCGTGCCCACAGTCTATAATGAATTCTGAAGTTTGGAATTTGTTTAGTGAGTAGTGTTGACCGTATGTCTTGTCGATGTATTTTTTTAACTCTTCAAGAATACGGTCTTCACTATATTTGTAGTCGATCAAAGTCTACCGGTATACTGAGCAACAGCGGGCATGTTGCCAGTAAATGCGTATGTACCGATATGCTGAGTCTTCATCCAAGGACACAACCAAATGTTTCCACCCATCTTACGCCACATCTGACAGAACATATAATCTTCTGAAAGATAACGTTCAGAACCACCACCAACACATGAATCGGTTGTGTCGATTACGGTATCGAAGTATGCATGAATGTAACGTGAGCCATCAAAGTGTGCTTGACCAATATGATCAGGCTTGTAACGAATGAAAGGATATTCTTCTTTCATCTTATCAAACACCTGACGCTTGATCATCATATGACCTGTACCAATTTCCATTACTTCTAATGGCTCGGATACTTGGAATTGTTGTGTGCCTTTTACTACGTTGAATACGTATTCACCAACAAGATTCTCAAGTTCTTTTGGATTGAGGTCTGGATGTTTGCGGGCTGTATCTGCAATGTTGCCCCAGTTGATTGACTTCTTGGGATAAGGACCACCGATAACATCTTTATCAAGTGCCATCAGTGCTACGATATCATTCGGATCAAAGTGAATGTCCGAATCAATGAACATCATGTGTGTAAAATCTGTGCGTAGGAACTCATCTACCAAATAATTTCTTGCTCTTGTGATGAGTGATTCATTGAAGAGAAAAGAAAACTTAGTTTCAATGCCATAACGAATCATGATAGTTTGTAAGTCAAGGCAAGACTTCATATACAAACCGTGATTCATGCCACCATACATTGGTGTAGCCACGAACAGTTTATTCTTTCTCAGTTCTTCAAGGTTAACTTGTAATTGCATAATTTATCCATAAAAAAAGAGTGAGAACACATAATATATATGCTCTCACCCCACCAGTTTCTAGCCTAATTTAGGCAAACGCTTGACCGCCAAGAATAGCATGTGCCATGGCAACCATTTCACGTGTTGGCTTACCCAAACGATAGAAAGTGATTGTCTTTCCATTGCTGAGTTTTTTCTTGTTGGTGTAGATGCAATGACCTTCTGCACGAAGTTCTTCAATGCGGGCACCAACATTGCTGATACCAAAACGTGACTGAGCCTGAGCAACAGTCAAGGTGTTGTATGGACCCTCTTTAGAAAGATAGTTTAGAATTTTATCTTTAGCAGACATTCAATTTACTCCATAAAATTAGTCGCACAAAAAAATAAAAAGTAGAGGCGACTTTTCTCTACATACTTAACATTATATAAAAAAAGAGGGAGTGTGTCAACACTCCCTCTGGCAAAAGTGAAAGATTACCTTAGAACGGTTGTTCTTCAGAAGTTGTTACCGGTTCGATCTGTTCAGTTGGTAGCGATTCATTAGGATCAATACCAGCATCAATTTTAGTATACAGATCAAGGAAGGTAATCTTAGTATCAGCATCAAAACGATTCAAGCAATACTCAATCGCCTTTTTCTTATCACCGTAGATACCAAATGTTTTCACAATGTGTACCAAACGGCGGGTCGAAATAACCTCATCACAACCACCATCGGCAAAGGTATTACGAATCGTATTTGCCCAGGTGACTAGATTTTTGGCAAATACATCATCAGAACGACCAACAGAATCAAGTTCTTTGTTGATAATTTTTTCTTCAATCTTGGCAGGTGGAAACTCTTGTTCCATTGTGTTAGGAAAACGCTCAAGAAACGCTTCATTCAACACGTTGGTAAACATATAGCGACCATCTTCAGAGCCTTTACCTTTTGTATTCGCAGTAGCAAACACGGTAAAGCCTGGTGCAGGTGTAACCAGTTCATTCTTTTTCTTTAGCAAGAATGGCTTACCCTCAAGCACACGTTGCAAGCACGACAAGTTTTGTGCGCCATAGTCAATCTCATCAACACAGAGAACAGCACCTTGGCGGGCTGCCACTGTCACAGGACCATCACGCCATTCCATTTGACCGTTGATCAAAACATAGTTGCCGAGCAAGTCACCCTCATCAGTATCAGGTGTCATTGATACGCAAACGAATTTGCGTTTTGCTTTGGCGCAGGCCTGTTCGATACTCATGGTCTTACCGTTACCAGATTGACCAGTGATAAACACAGGAAAGAATTGCTTTGATTTCACAATTGACAACACATCATCAAAGTTGCCAAAAGGTACATAGTTGTCATATTGAGAAGGTACCAGATTCTCAATCTCAAGATCAGTTGTCACATTTGCAATGCGATTACCAGATGAAACTTCAGTCTTAGTCATGGGTATAACCTGTGCTGAGAGTTCAATAGAAGCCGCTGAGGCGGGTGTAGATACTCCAGACGGGACTTTATAAAGGCCACGACTAACTTTGTTTGATTCATCTTTGATGAACCATTGCGGAGTTGACATGCCTAGTTTTTTTGCAACATTACGTACCTCTGTACGGGTCAGCGTAGATTTGTTTGTTGCAATAAGTGCATCAAAAAAGGCTTGTCGTTTATCAGAACGAGTTGTCATAATGTAAATTCTCCATCACTTTAGGAACTTCTATTATAAATGGAACCCACCACTCTGTCAAGTGGTGGATGTTATCAAACTGCTATCATACCGATGAAACGTGATACCAAAACACGATTGACCTGGCGATTCTTAGTGTACTTACCGAATGCTTTAGTCAAGGTTGCCGTAGTGACTTTTGTTGGTGCTTCAAAGTCTTCATCTTCAATACTCAAATCACCACCACCTGGCAGAATAAAGAATGATTCGTAACCAGGATTTCTTGATTCAAGAAACTTATCTTTGCGAATCAATTTGATATACTTGGCATATGTTTCTTTGATTTGAAAATAGTTCTCACGTGGTGCTTTACGCAGTTCATCAAGTTCAGGATTGAACAAACGGCGGCGTACAGCATTTTTCATATTGTAGTTGGGCGACAAATAGAAGCCGATGATTTTCACACCGGTTGTTTTTGACAACCAATTACTAATAGCAATACGAACACCATCATCACCCTCAGGTACCGCTTGCTGAATTTTGTTTTTCTTATCGCATAGAAAAACGTTATGATGACTTGGATTGAAGAAGTTTCGGTTGTTTGAAATGCTTGCACCCTCATTCAGATTGTGATACGAATTGATATCATCAGCATCACCATCGTGAACCACACACAAGTTTACAATATCAAGATTGTTCACAGTGCGGAACTCTTTGATAATTGATTGGCAAGCAATCATCGCCTCAGTCAACGGTGTATTGGACAGTGAATCGGATTGTGGGCGATAAAAATTAGTACCTCTAGAATAACGACCACCCGACCAAGCATTCATGAGACACAGAATATTCTTTGTTGCCTTAGAAAATTCTGAGTTACTCATTTTAGAATTGATCATCTCACGCAGATACACCGAAGACAAATACATTTCACGATTTTTTTCAGTGAAGCAATCATACGACCTACCAGTACCTGGTTCTTCACGGTAGTCAATCGTTTCACGAACATGATCAGCATTACCGAAACCATACGCCGCAAATGGAATGTTTACTTTGCGGCAGAAGGTAGCTAATACAAGTATCTGTTCATATGATGCACCAAGGTTATCTGACATTGAACCAGACTTATCAAGCAACAAAATCAAGCCATGCGATTTACCTTTAGGCACACGCATAACTTTTTTGAAAATGTTATCATCAATCTGATATTTGAAAACACGGCTTACATCAATGTCACCAGTTGACGATGTTTTCGCTTTAGAAAACTTATCGGCAGCCTTACGCATTTCAAACTCTTTTGCCAACAATGAAATGAATCGTTCATTCTTACGACGAAAATCATTGTACAAAGTATTGGCAATTGATTCATAGTCAGAAGGTCGCTGTTTCGAAAACTCTTCAGTCAGAACTTCCTGTACACGTTTTGCTGGTGTAACAATCTTTGCCAGATTCGGCTTAGGTATATCAATGTAAACATACTCACGTGCATGTTTCGCAATGAGTTTGCCTTCATTGTTGCGAAAGTTTTCATCAGTCTCACACCGTGGCTCGGGAGTTTGATCCTCACATACACTCTGAGATTCTTTGGTGCGATTTACACCATCTTTGTCTTCACCCTCATCATCACCTTCTTCCTCACCATCTCGACTAGCACTTGATGCCGATTCTTTTTCTTGATCGCCATCTTCGCCTTTGGCTTTAGTCTTAGACTTTTGTTCACCTTGACCATCAGTCTCAGCATCACCTTCATTTGAACCAGATTGGGTTTCATAATCTTCATCACCCTCATCGGACTCAAAATTATCTTGCGGTATGTTGCTTTGAGATTGTTCTTCTTTTGAATAGTCCCAAATCTCATTGGTAACTTTGAGAACATCATCCCATGTTTCACAGGTCTGAACACGTTCAACAAATTCCTGTTCTTTTGCATTGAATGCAACAGGAAATGTGTAACCAGATTTTGAATAGATGTTCAAACGATCAATGAACGCCATCGTATTAACATCACGACCAGACAGACCAAAGAAGTCTTTGTCCATGAGTTCATTGAAACCGTTGACAAACGAACGGCGCAGACCAGGGTAACGGCGCTTTTGTCGTTTTTCGATACGTGCATCTTCAACTACATTCAAAAAGCCTTTGTAGTTTTGACCACGTTCATGGACAGCACCGTGCCAACCATCAGCAGGTGTATCAATAGCGTGACCAACTTCATGACCCATCAACAAGTCATAAAGATCGCCCGACATTTGTTCCCAGATAGGGCAAGTTAGAACACGGTTTTTAGGATCGAACATTGCCGTTGGAACTTTGGCATGTTGAACGATAAGATTCTCGGTGGCCATGAGTTTGGCTAGACCGGATTTTTGATTTTGAATGTTGCTCATTCGATAACCCCAACTGTCATTGAACATACATTGTACATGGCATACTGAGGATTGTCAAGTGTTGTATATTTGACAACATTGTATCCCTCTCAAACACTAGAGGAACATTATATCGTAAAGCAATTACTTTGTCAAGTGTTTACTTTATGGCAACAAAAGCGGTAAAACTGTGATTTTGCCAGAAAGAATCGATACGATCAAACGAAAATCCCGCAGTGGCACATTTGTTGATAAGTTCTTTTCTAGTATTTAACTTCATCATATGGCGCAATTGTTTTTCTTTATTAAGAATGTCGTCTGAGGTAAAGTGTTCACGCTTGTAATCATAATAGGTAAATGTTCTTATGTCTTGTATCTTTGAACAATCAGCAATTGTTTTCTCTGCAAAAATAAAAGCGCCACCAGGATTCAAACCTTCGTAGATTTGCCTAATGATTGATGTTCTTTCTTTTTCTTGAATGAATTGTAAGGTGAAAATTGAAGTGACCAAACTACAATTTAGAAAACTGAAGTCACGTACATCTCCACGATGATATTGTAGATGTGCGAATTGTTCTTCATCTTCATCATACGATTTAAAGAAATCTTCTTCTACTTCAATACCAACATAATTTGCAAATGGTGCAAAAGTATTCTGTGCAATCATTGCCTTGAGCAGTTTACCTGTAGAGCAACCAATGTCAACAACATTAGTGTGGTCTTCAACAAAGTATTCTGAATATTTGAGTACATCGTTCCAAAGATTTGTGTAACCACGAATAGAATGTTCTATGTGATTGTCAAACCCTTCTTCTCTTTGTGCAAACGTAAACTTAGTCATAACGATTCCTTGTATGGTTTTAAGATGTTTTCATACACGTGTGATGATAGCGCAGCCATCATCTTAGGTGCAACCATTCTACCCAATCTTTCTGCTTGCTGATCAAACTTTCCAGTCAACACATAGTCATCAGGAATGCTCATGAGTATCTTTAATTCTTTAATTGTCAACTTACGATTCTTTGCATAATGAAATACACCACTCACACCTTTTTGTTGGCCCGCTTGTGTCAAAGTTGGTGATGGTAGTTGAATCGCTGGTCGAATCATATTGAAGCATGAACCTTTTGGATTCTTATCTCTGAATTCTGGGTCAGAAGGTTTAGTATGTTTTGTTGGATTGAATGGTAACAGTTCAATAAATTTCTTCTGAAAAGAACCTTCAACAAAATCAAGTAGTTCTTTCTCCTCATCGGAATCATTTTTTACATGATCAATTGCACTCTTAATACTGATATGCTTTGGTGTCGATGGAATTGGGTAAGTCATTGTGTTCATGTTCAGAAAATTCAAGCCAACTTTGTCGGCAACATCTTGTCGAACACACACAAAGAATAATCGTTCACGTGCTTGTGGTACACCATAGTCAGCAGCATTCAATACATGATGAGTAACAAGGTACCCAGGTTCGATCTTTTCAAATTCATTTTGAAATTGATGTAACTTATCTCTTGCTTTACCCATCGTAATCCCTTTGACATTCTCGGCAATAATTACTTTAGGTTTAATATCTTTGGCAATACGAATAAACTCAAGAAACAAATCTTCAATCGCTTCAACAACTTGATCATCAGAGTATTTCTTGACACCATCTTTAACTTCGTAGCCACCAACAGTTACCATTTCACCCGTATCAAAATCAAAGTAACTCTCCGATTCATAATGAACAGCACCTTTCCAATTCTTTTCACGCTTACCTGCTACGGAAAAAGCAGAGCATGGTGGTGAACCATCAAGTATATCAAGTTCACACTCTTTAAGTTTTGCTGTATCAAGAAAGTCTTGACCTTTTAGTTTTTTAATATCACCAGGTATGATTTTTGTATCTGGAAAGTTTGTTGAGTAAGTTTTAATCGCCTCTTCAACAAATTCATTGATTGCAATAACTTTACCGCCAGCCAAACGGTAACCAGTAGAACTGCCGCCACCACCAGCAAAAGTGCTGACAACGGTAAACAACTCACGTGCAGATGATTTTCTTACATCTTCAATCAAATAATGTTCGTATTTCGCCACGATCTTTCCAATCTCTATAAACATCCAACATTCTTGTTCGTTTTTTATAATTGACTTCGTTACATTGTAACAGGCTCTCAAATGCCTTGTCAACACCCGCACCCAACTGTAAGTTGATATGATTCTTAGGTTTACCTATTTGCTTAAATTCTGGAAATGCTTTCTTGACATGATGTTTCTGTGACGGTCTGTTTAATTCATACCAATCAAACTGTTTAAAAAAATCCATCACAGGTTTTTCTAGATAGGGTGCCACAAACTCTTTACCATAATGTTGTGATAAAAGTTGCTGTTGTATCAGACCTGCTGGATTTTGTTGCTGAAAATATTCATCTCGGAATAAATCAAATCTTTCTTTTGGATCACGATAGTTCATTGCTTTTTTAGACACACCGTAGTGTCCGTCTGCCGCAATTCCAGACAATACATATTTTTCTTTTATA